TAGGGTACATGTAATTTGCAATTTTTTAGGAAATATGATGTTAACTTGTTGACCGTATATAGCAAATCACTTACAATTTATATTATGAATACAGATAATAAGCATTCTGAATACATGAAGAAGTACCATAAGGATAGACATGCTGCAGATCCTATTGCATATAAATTGGATATCATGTTGAGAAGTGCTAGGACTAGGGCTATAAAGAAGAAAGTTAGATTTAATTTAGATATAGAATACTTACATAGTATAGCTACAGAGTACTGTCCCTACTTTCCAGATATAAAACTAGCTTATGCACCACGTAAAAGAGGTGGTGTACGCTTTGCTTCACCATCTTTAGATAGAATAATACCTAAAAAAGGGTATGTTAAAGGTAATGTAGAGATTATATCTATGAAAGCGAATATGATTAAATCAAATGGAACATCTAAGGATCTATATACAATAGCAGATAGAGTATATGAATTTGAAAGAGGCTATAATGGAGTTCTGTCCATCTCACCTAATGAACCATTAGATGTATATCGGAAGAGGATCAGGTATTATACCGCCTCCAACTTAGTTGGATACAGTTATACTCAGGTTTTCAACTTTGTCAACAACAAATTAAGGGGATGGAAAAAATGAATGAAAAATACGAAATAAACCTGATAGGAGACCGTTATAGGAATAAACTTGACAAATCAGGAAAAAAAGATATATATGGTAACTTACTAGAGAAGTTTTATAGGCATCTTATCAAAGGTGGTAGGGGTACTGGAATACATCTTCCTCATTCCAGAGTATATTACGTTAGAGCAGCAATGCGAGAAGATAAAGAATTTATCAAAAGGTTAGGTTATGTGCCTACCTTAGAGGAAGTCGAAAGAGCCCTTGATGCAGAAAGCAGAGCAGGGCGTGGAGTGTATGAAAGCAGTGACTAGTTTTTCCATTACTCACACATTAAATAGTCCCTCTATGAGTTGGCCTTACGTCTGTGGAGTTCGAGTCAGCACCCGATATTTAGTATGTCCATTCGGAAAAAAGCTATATCGGTTGTGAGTATTGGATTGAGGGGTGTGTTTATCATACCCCTCATAAACTAGATAAGGAAATAAAGTGACAGAAGTGTTGAAGATAGCAGCATGTATCGTGGGGGTATTTTTTTTGTATAGCTCCTTACACTTCTTATTACAGGGAGATCTTGTAATGTTTGTTGCTGTATTACCACTAACATCAGCATTTGTGTGGTGGTATAGTCGATACATGAATATACGTAAGGGGATATAAATGGCACATCCAAATAGAAGTAAAAGAGTACCAAGTACAAGTATAAAAAGAAAGGGTGGACCCTCTAAAAAAGATTTATTTAATCTTATAGGTGTTGCTTCTGGGGGTAAAGCAGGACTTATTCAAACTGCGTTTAATTCAGGATTAGGTATTTTAAGATCATCACGTAGAGGTTCTGGTGGCGGAGGAACTTTGAAAAAAAAGAAAAAAATAAAAGCAAAGTAAATGGCTAGAAAAAAAACAAAAAATATACCTAGAACAACTAAAGGAAAAGGTGCTAACTATAGACCTACAAAACAAGGTGCAGGCATGACAAAGAAGGGAGTAGCTGCATATCGTAAGGCTAATCCTGGATCTAAATTAAAAACAGCCGTTACTGGCAAAGTTAAAAAAGGCAGTAAAGCTGCAAAAAGAAGAAAGTCTTATTGTGCGAGATCACTAGGGCAGCTGAAAAAGAGCTCGGCAAAAACAAGAAACAATCCGAACTCTCGTATTAGACAGGCAAGAAGAAGGTGGAAATGTTAAATGAAAATTGTAATAGGCATTATTCAATTAGCCCTAGGTATACTTTTTACTGTAGGTTTAGCACATACCATACATTTTATTGCTAATATATAAAGGAGATTATTATGGAAAGAGTACATAAAACAAACTTAAAAACTATTAAGTATCCTATAATAGATATAAGAAAAGGTCTTCAAAAGAAATACAGAGGTACTGAATACAGGCTTAATAGAACAAGAACGAAAGTTAGTTACAGACCAGGTTCTTATAGAGGTGTAGAGTATTTAATAGGTAGGTACAACTAATGGCAGCAAAGAAAAAAACAAAGAGAAAAACTAAAAAGAAAAAAGGTGCTACACCTACTAACCCTGCATTATATGCAAGAGTCAAAGCCGAAGCTAAAAGAAAGTTTAAGGTATATCCTTCAGCTTATGCTAATGGATGGTTAGTTCGTACATATAAAAAGCGTGGTGGTGGTTATAGATAGTTTAGTATGGCTAGAAAAAAGAAAAAGAAAGATCCTAAAGTAGGTACAGGTAAAAAGCCAAAGGGTTCTGGAAGAAGATTATATACTGACGAGAATCCTAAAGATACTGTAAGAATAAAATTTGCTACCCCTGCGGATGCCAGAGCTACAGTTGCAAAAGTTAAAAGATCTAAAAAACCTTTTGCTAGAAAAATACAAATACTAACTGTGGGAGAACAACGAGCAAAGGTAATGGGTAAAACACAAGTGGTTAGTATATTTAAAAAAGGTAAAGATAGTATACGAAAAGCGAGGAAGAAATAATGGCTAAACCTACAGGAGGATTAACAGCGTGGTTTGGAAAAGGTCCAAAAGGGGACTGGGTAGATATAGGAGCACCTAAAAAGAAAGGTAAGTTTCAACCTTGTGGTAGAAAGTCTGCTTCTAAAAGTAAACGTAAGTATCCTAAATGTGTACCTAGGTCAAAAGCTAAAAGTATGACAGCAGCACAAAGAAAGAGTGCTGTTAAAAGAAAGAGAGCAAAAGCACAAGGCGTTGGAGGAAAACCTACCAATGTTAGAACTTTCGCAAAGAAACGAAAGAGAACAACAAAAAGGAAAAAATAATATAGGAGATAATAATGAAAAGATTACTAACAATTGCTATTATAGGTCTTACTCTTACAGGATGTGCAGCATCACAAATATCTTTGACTGCTTCAGCACCTAAAGGTAAAGACTTAGATATCACTATTAAGACTAAAGAAAAAAAAGATGAGTAACATAGAAAGAGCCAGAAATGAACGTGGTCACTACATTGCAGATGATCCTGGAACTAAAGATGTTAATGAAGCATATAAACCAATTAAGTATTATTTAATAGAAGAAAAAATACTTAATCTTATTCTACAAAATGTGGCAAAATTACCACATGTCTTAATAGATCCAAAGACTAAAAAAGTTATACAAGAAGTAGAGGAGTAATATCCATGCCTATGGTTGGAGATAAAAAGTTTTCTTATACTGGTGAAGGTAAAAGAAAAGCTAAACAATATGCCACCGAAACAAGTAAGTTAATGCATGTTGGTTACCGAAAAGGAGGAGGAGCTTTAAAAGTTAAATCTCCAAAAGGTAAAAAATGTTTGTTTGGTATTAAAAAATAATGGCTATACCTGTATTTAAATCTCAGTCTGTAGCTTTATCAACAACCAATAGGACTACTATATATACAACTCCTAGTTTATCTAGGGCCGTTGTTACTTCGTTTATGATAGCAAATGTAGATGCATCTTCTGCTACTACAGTTAAATTAGAATTTTTTGATGCTTCAGCTTCTACTCACTTTGCATTAACAGGAGCTAAAAGCATAGCAACAAATGATTTTTTAGTTATATCAGATACTCCTATTTATTTAGACTCAGGTGATTTAATATCAGCCACAGCAGGAGCAGCAGACGATATAACAGTTACAGCTTTCGTAGAGGAATATTCAACAGGATTTTAAATGGCAAAAGAACTAACAGAAAAACAAAATGCTTTTTTAAATGCATTATTTGGTGATGCACTAGGCGATTATCGCATGGCGATGGACATTGCAGGATACGCTCCTTCAACTACAGTAAGAGATGTTACATCAGGATTACAGGAAGAGATCCTGCAAGGTTCAAGAGAATACCTAGCAGCCAATGCTCCAAAAGCAGCGATTGCAATTACAGGTGTTATAGATGATCCAACAGAACTAGGCAACCGAGATAAACTAACAGCAGCAAAGGATGTATTAGATAGAGTAGGCGTAGTAAAACAAGAAAGATTAGAAGTAAATACACCTTCTGGTTTATTTATTTTACCGGCTAAAAAGGAAGAAGATGACGGAGATTCAATATAAAAGAAAACTAGGTTCAACAGTTCCATTTGGATGGGAGCTTGTTGGAGAGTCAAAAGATTTATTAAAAAGTGTTCCAGAACAACAAGAGTTATTAGAACAGGCTAAAGAACACACAAAAAAATCAAGTCTACGAGAAGTAGCAAAATGGTTATCAGCAAAGAGTGGGAGATCGATATCTCATGTAGCTCTTTACAAAATGTTGAAAAAAGATGAAAGCGAAAGAAATAGAAAAGCAGCTAACATCAGATGGCAGCGACTTAAAACCAAGGCAAGGGAAGAGACGCAGGAAGACCTCCAAGCGGAAGCGAAACTATACGAAAATAGTGAGGCCAAAGCTCAAGTCTCAAGCTAACGTAATAGAAGCTGACGTATCTGAAAAAGATATTACAGTGCCAGAAGAGTACGAACAAAAAGTAGTCTTTAAGCCTAATGATGGTCCACAAACAGACTTCTTAGCATCAAATGAAAAAGAAGTTTTATATGGTGGTGCAGCAGGTGGTGGCAAGTCATATGCTTTATTAGCAGATGTATTACGTTTTTGTAATCATCCACATCATAGTGGTTTGATACTGAGAAGAACCAATGATGAGCTAAGAGAGTTAGTATTGAAAAGTCAGGAATTATATCCACAAGTATTTCCTGGTGCTAAATGGAGTGAACGAAAAGCATTATGGACATTTCCCTCTGGTGCACGTATTTGGATGACATATCTTGAACAAGATAAAGATGTGTTAAGATATCAGGGACAGTCGTTTACTTGGATAGGTGTAGATGAGTTGACACAATATGCTTCACCTTATGCTTGGAATTATTTACGTTCTCGTCTTCGTACAGTAGATGCTGATCTACCGACATATATGAGGGGAACAACAAACCCAGGTGGCCCTGGTCACTTATGGGTAAAGAAAATGTTTATTGATCCTGCACCTTTTAACACATCGTTTTGGGCAACGGATATAGAAAATAATGAGGTACTACGCTATCCAAAAGGTCATGACCTAGAAGATAAACCTCTATTTAAAAGGAGATTTATACCTGCGAAACTTACCGATAATCCTTATCTTGCTCGAACAGGTGAATACGAGGCAAACCTTTTATCTCTTCCAGAAGTACAGCGTAAACAACTTTTGGAAGGATCTTGGGATATCGCAGAGGGTGCAGCATTTAGTGAGTTTAATAGGGATATTCACGTTGTTGAACCTTATGAGATACCCAGTTCTTGGAGAAAGTTTAGGACTTGTGATTATGGTTATTCTAGTTGGTCCGCGTGTTTATGGATAGCAGTAAGACCAGATAATAAATTAATCGTGTATAGAGAGTTATATACGAAGAAAAAAACAGCAGATGAATTGGCTGATATGATATTACAAATAGAACATGAAGCGGATGAAAAAATTTGGTATGGTATATTGGACTCATCATGTTGGCATAATAGAGGACAGATTGGTCCATCGATTGCAGAGACAATGATATTAAGAGGGTGTAGATGGAGACCTTCAGATAGATCAAAAGGAAGTAGAGTAGCAGGGAAAAATGAATTACATAGATTACTAAAAGTAAATGAGGAAACTAACGAAGCAGGTATTGACTTTTTTAAGAATTGTATTAAACTTATATCTGAAATACCACAGATACCTTTAAGTAAATCTAACCCTGAAGATGTAGACACTAAAGTAGATTATGACCACGGATACGATGCATTAAGATATGGCATTATGTCCAGACCAACTCCTAGAGGGTTGTATGATTTTTCCGAGACTACTTGGAAAAAACCTTGGAAGCCTGCTGACCAAGTATTTGGATATTAAACATGGAAGAAGAAAAAAAATTAGAAACCGAAATAGGTTTAGAGCTAGAAGATACAGAACAAAATACGCTAGCTAGTTTTGTTAAAAGTAAATTTAATTATGCTAGTGATTCTCGTTACTCTCAAGAGGATAGATGGATGACAGCGTACAGAAACTATAGAGGAATCTATGGATCTGAAACACAGTTTACTGAACAAGAAAAAAGTCAAGTATTTTTAAAGATTACTAAAACAAAAGTTACTGCAGCATATGGACAAATTATTGATGTGCTATTTGCAGGTCAAAGATTTCCATTAGGTGTTGAGTCAACTCGTATTCCAGAGGGTGTTGAAGAAGCTGTCAACTTTGACCCTAAGTTTCCTGAACAACCTGAACAAGAGGACATCCCAAGCATGTTTCCTCCAGGATCAAAACAAGAAGAGCTTGAGCTTGGTGCACTAGAAGAATTAAAAAAAGATTTAGAATTAAAAAAAGGCCCAGGACTTACGCCAACATCTATAACTTATTTTCCTGCAGATGAGGCAGCGAAAAAAATGGAAAAGAAAATACTAGACCAACTAGAAGAATCTTCTGCATCTAAACATTTACGCTCTGCTG